GGAGAAGGCGGCCACGCTGCTGAGGATCATCGGTGTGGGCGACAAGCTGGCAGAGCTTGAGCAGGAGGAGCGCGCCGCCTACAACGAACGGCTGGCTGTGGGCCGCATCGTTGCCCAGAAGGAAGCTTTTGTGAAGAGCCTGCCCTATCACACGGACGCGCCGAAGGAACCCGTGAGCCCGGCTGAGCTGCTCAGGCGGCACAATGCGATCCTCGCAAAAAACGCGGAGAACCAGCGCAAGCGCGAGATACGGGACGAGCTGTATGCGGCGCGCAACCGCATGGCCGAAAAGCTGCAGGATCTGCAGCGGCAGATGGACGAAGCGTGCGATCAGTATGCGGCAATCGGCCGCGAGTGCGAGATTGCCGACAAGGCTGCCGAGGATCTGCACGACGAATCGACCGAGGAGATCCAGGCGGATCTTGAACGGATCGACGAGATCAACCGCAAGGTGCGCGCGAACCTCGACCACGACAAGGCGGAAGAGGACGCCAAGCAGGCCACGAACGCCTACAACCTGCTGTCGGCGAAGATCGACGAGCTGCGCAAGGCCCGCATGGCGCTGCTGGAAGGGGCGAAGATGCCGCTGGAGCAGCTGAGCGTGGAGGACGGCGCGCTGACCTACAGGGGCAAGCACTGGGACTGCATGTCCTCCTCCGAGCAGCTGCGCGTGAGCACGGCGATCGTGCGCGCGCTCAATCCGCAGTGCGGCTTCGTGCTGATGGATCAGCTGGAGCAGATGGATCTGCAGACGATGCAGGAGTTCGGAGAGTGGCTGCATGAGGAAGGCCTGCAGGTGATCGCCACGCGCGTGAGCGACGGCGACGAATGCCAGATCATCATCGAGGAAGGCGAGGTCGCCAGAGACTGCCTTGCCCGCACGCCGCAGCAGCCTGCGCCGGTAACGCAGGCACCCATGAAGGACTGGAGAAACGGAGGATTCAGCAAATGATCAAACTGAGCAAGGGCCGCCAGCGCATGCCGCTGAAGGTGGTCGTGTACGGGCCGGAGGGCATCGGCAAGAGCACATTCGCCAGCATGTTCCCGGCGCCGATCTTTATCGACACGGAGGGCAGCACGCGCCACATGGATCTGGTGCGTGTGGATCCGGCGCCGGCGAGCTGGACGGAGCTGCTGACGATCGTGAAGCAGCTGGCCAGCGCGCAGTACAAGGACGGCTACAGCACGCTGGTGATCGACACCGCGGACTGGGCGGAGAAGATGTGCACCGAGGAGCTGTGCGCCAAAAAGCAGATGGACGGCATCGAGGGCTTCGGCTACGGCAAGGGCTTTACGTACCTGGCCGAGGAGTTCGGCAAGCTGCTCAATGCGCTGGAAGACGTGATCGCCAGCGGGCACAACGTCGTGCTCAACGCCCACGCCATGATGCGCAAGTTTGAACAGCCGGACGAGATCGGCAGCTACGACCGCTGGGAGCTGAAGCTGCAGCGCAAGACCGCGCCGCTGGTGAAGGAATGGGCCGACATGGTGCTGTTCGCCAACTACAAAACCACGGTCGTCAACGTGGACGACAAGGGCGCCGTGAAGGGCAAGAACAAGGTACAGGGCGGCAGGCGCGTGATGTACACGAGCCATCATCCGTGCTGGGACGCGAAGAACCGCTTCGGCCTGCCGGAGGAGATGCCGTTTGAGTACGCGGGCATTGCGCATCTGATTCCTGTGGACGAACCGAACACCGCGCCGCCCGTGACCGCGCCTGAGCCGCAGAATACGCCCTCTGCCGCGCCGCAGACTCCGGCAAGGGAAACGGCCTATGAGATGCCGGACGGGCATATGGGGCCGGCTGGCGAGGACGAGCCGGTGCCTGCTGAGCTGCGCCAGCTGATGAACCTGCACGGCGTAACGGGCGCTGAGATCCGCAAGGCCGTGGCCAAGGTCGGCTTCTATCCGGAGGATACGCCGGTTATGACGTACGATCCGGAGTTTGTGGCCGGCATGCTGATTGCCGATTGGGCGGGCGTGATGCGCGTGATCGAGGAGATCCGCAAAGACGCCGTACCTTTCTAAGAGATAAGGAGGAAGAAGACCATGGAAAACAATCTGGATACTGGCCGCGCGTTTGAATGGGACGACGTCGTCCAGAACGACGGAGAAGAGTTTGAGGTGCTGCCGGAGTGCGACTGCGACTTCGAAGTGAAGAGCTTTGAGCGCGGCCGTTACCCCGGCGGCGAGAAGATCCCGCCGTGCAACAAGGCGATCCTCAAGATCAAGGTGACCAATGCCGAGGGCAAGTCGACCACGGTGAATCACAGCCTGCTGCTGCACAGCAAGTGCGAGGGCCTGATCTGCGCCTTCTTCACGGCGATTGGCCAGCGCAAGCACGGCGAGCAGCTGCGCATGAACTGGAACACGGTGGTGGGCAGCAAGGGCCGCTGCCGCCTGGGCATCCGCACATTCAAGAGCACGAAGAATGGCGAGGACATGAAAACCAACGAGATCAAGCGATTCTACGAACCGGCAGACGCCAGGCAGCCCGCACCTGCCGCACAGGCCGCACCTATCGCACAGGCCGCGCCGCAGCAGACCAGCTTTGGCGGCGGCTTTGGAGGCGGATTCACCGGCGGCTTCGGCGGCGGATTCGGCAAGCGCTGATGGGCGCGATGGCGCTGCGCCCATACCAGCAGGACGCCCTCGACGCAGTTTTTGAGAAATGGGGAGAGGGGCAGCAAAAGCTGCTCCTCTCGCTGCCTACGGGCTGCGGCAAGACGATCGTATTCGCGAAGGTGATCGAGCGGCTTGTGCGCGAGGGCAAGCGCACGCTGGTACTGGCGCACAGAAACGAGCTGCTGATGCAGGCAGCGGACAAGCTGCAGAAGGCCACAGGCCTGGGCTGCGCCGTGGAAAAGGCAGAGGAGACCTGCGTGGGCAGCTGGTTTCGCGTGGTGGTCGGCAGCGTGCAGACGCTGTGCAGGGAGAAGCGGCTGCATCAGTTCAGCCCTGACTACTTCGACGCGATCGTGATCGACGAGGCTCACCACTGCCTGAGCGAGAGCTACCAGACGGTGCTGCGATACTTCGCAGACGCGCTGGTACTCGGCGTGACGGCCACGCCGGATCGCGGCGACATGCGCAACCTGGGCGAGTATTTCGACGCGCTGGCGTACGAATACACGATCACCAAGGCGATCCGTGAAGGGTATCTGTGCCCGATTAAGGCGCAGACTATCCCGCTTGAGCTGGACATCCGCAGCGTGGCGACGCAGAGCGGCGACTTTGCCAGCGGGCAGCTGGGCACAGCTCTGGATCCGTATCTGGAAGGCATTGCCGAGGAGATGGCCGGGATCTGCAGAGGGCGGCGCACGGTGGTCTTCCTGCCGCTGGTGAAGACGAGCCAGAAGATGGTTGAGATCCTCAGCAGGCACGGACTGCGGGCCGCCGAGGTGAACGGAGAGAGCGAGAACCGCGCAGCGGTGCTGGACGCCTTTGCGCGCGGGGAGTACGACGTGCTGTGCAACAGCATGCTGCTGACCGAGGGCTGGGACTGCCCGCAGGTGGACTGCGTTGTCGTTCTGAGAGCGACAAAGGTGCGCAGCCTGTACTGCCAGATGATCGGCAGAGGCACGCGGCTCTCACCGGGCAAGGATCACCTGCTGATCCTGGACTTCCTGTGGCACACGGAGAAGCACGAGCTATGCAGGCCTGCGTGCCTGATCTGCGAGAGCCCGGACGTGACCCGGAAGATGACCGAGAACATGGAGAAGCTGGCCATCGAGGAAGACGGACAGGTGGCCATGGATCTGGAAGAGGCTGAAGCGAAGGCGAAGGAAGACGTGGTCGCCGATCGCGAGGCCGCGCTGGCCAAGCAGCTGGAAGAGATGAAGAAGCGCAAGCGCAAGCTGGTGGATCCGCTGCAGTTTGAAATGAGCATCCAGGCGGAAGACCTGAGCGGCTACGTGCCGGCATTCGGCTGGGAAGCCGGGCCGCCGAGCGACAAGCAGAAGGCCACGCTGGAGAAGCTGGGCATATTCCCGGACGAGATCGAAAACGCGGGCAAGGCGCAGCTGATGCTCGACCGCCTGAGCAAGCGGCGCGAGAACGGCCTGACCACGCCCAAGCAGATCCGCTTCCTGGAGGGCCGCGGCTTCAAGCACGTGGGTACATGGCAGTTTGAGGCTGCGAAGAAGATGATTGACCGATTCTCCGTGAACGGCTGGCGCATGCCGCCGGGCGTGAATGCGGCGACGTATGTGCCCGAGCCGGTGCAGACCAGCTTTGGGTGGTGAGGTACAGTATGGAAGAAAAGCGCAGATGGAGAGCCTTTTCCGGGGAGTGCCTGGAGGAGATCGGCTTCCCCATGTCTGGCAAAGCCCTGATAGATTACAATGCCAAGCCCAGGCTATTTGACGTCGTATACTGCACGAATGCTGCAGGAGCAGCATACCTCAAAGAAGTGATTGACACCGGCAATTCAAAGCTGGGCCGCAGGCCGATGGTACATACGCGGTACAAAGATCGTGAAAAGAACTTCGCATTCTGGCCTGTCGAGATTATCGGCGTCGTGCTGGAAGCCAAGAATGATGCTGGTGCGGTTGTTTGGAGGAGGCCGGAGCCTGCGGATTATGCAGAAGTGGTGCGCTGCATCAAATGCCGATGGCATGACAGCGCGTTTCATGTATGTTCAAAAAGTGGGCTTTGCGTAAATCATGATTCCTTTTGTTCAGATGGTGAGGAGAATGCAATATGAAAATGAAGAAGATCATCCGCGCGCTGGAGATGGCACGCGACGAATATGACTATGGCTACGTCGAAGTGCTTGTCCCGGGACAGACGGAAGCCGAAATCATCATTAACAGCAGTCTGTCTTTGGACAATAAGATCGACTTTTACAAGAAGGCATACGATGAGAATGGCGTCCACTGCATGAATAGTGCAGTCATTATTGTGGGCGCCGGCGCTGTGCAGAACATGTCCCGCATCGCTCTGACCGATGTAGATGATGAAAAGGCGAAGCCTCAGAAGATCTGTCCGAGCACCGGCAGGGAATGCTGCGAGTGTATGCCGGGTGGCTGCGGAGACTGAGGAGGAGACATGAAGATCACATGCACGGTGCAGGAGTTCGGCGAGATCGTGCGGCGCTGCGAGTGCTGCAGCTGCGCGCACTGCGTGCTGGCGAACATCTGCGGCGACGAACCTTTTGAAAACGCCGTGAGCGTTGAGATCGTGAAGGAGGACACATGAACGACCACGAGGATCTGCCGCGCATCCTGATGGACGGCGTGGATCCTGCCCGGTGCTCATACGAAGAATGGCTGCAGGTGGGCATGGCGCTGCATGACAGCGGCCATCCCTGCAGCGTATGGGCCGACTGGAGCAGGAAGGATGCGGCCAGATACAACGAAGGCGAATGCGAGCGCAAGTGGGCAGGCTTCAGGGGCAGCATGCATCCGGTGAAGAGCGGCACGATCATCGCGCTGGCCCGGGCGCAGGGCTACAATCCCACAGGCGAAGGCCACGAGCTGGACTGGAACGACACGATCGGCGGCAAGGACGGCGACGATCTGGTGGTCGTCGACCGGAAATGGCTGCAGGACGCCGACGTGCCCGCGCCCAGGAACTTTGAGCCGCACAAGGAACTGATCGCTTACCTGGAGACGCTGTTTTCCAGCGACGAGCTGGTAGGCATCAATACGGAAAGCTGGCAGAAGGACGACGGCAAATGGCTGCCCAAGAAGGGCGTGTGGGATCGGACGGCCGGCGAGCTGATCAGGGATCTTTACAAGTCCGGCGGCGACATCGGCAAGGTGATCGGCGACTGGAACGAAGAGGTCGGTGCCTGGATCCGGTTCAATCCGCTGGACGGCAACGGCGTGCGCGACGAGAACGTGACCAGCTATCGCTACGCCCTGGTGGAGAGCGACGAACTGTCCATCGGCATGCAGTACGCGATCATGCAGAAGCTGGAGCTGCCCATTGCCGTGCTGGTGCACAGCGGAAAGAAGAGCCTGCACGCGATCGTGCGCGTGGATGCCATCAACTACGAGGACTATCAGAAAAAGGTTGACTACCTGTACAACGTATGCGCCAAGAACGGCCTGAAGCTAGACAGACAGAACCGCAATCCGAGCCGGCTCTCGCGTATGCCGGGCGTGACCAGGAACGGCCATCCGCAGTACATCGTGGCCAGGAACATCGGCCAGGAATCCTTTGAGGCGTGGAAGGAGTACATCGAGAGCGTCAACGACGATCTGCCGGATGAGGAGAACCTGCGGGATTTCTTCGACGATCTGCCGCCGCTCTCGCCGCCGCTGATTGCGGGCGTGCTGCGCCAGGGGCACAAGATGCTGCTGGCCGGCCCATCCAAGGCGGGCAAGAGCTTTGCGCTGATCGAGCTGTGCATCGCGATTGCCGAGGGCATACCGTGGCTGGGCTTTGCGTGCGCGCAGGGCAGGGTGCTCTACGTCAATCTGGAGCTGGACAGGGCAAGCTGCCTGCACCGATTCAAGGACGTGTACAAGGCCATGGGCGTCAATCCCGCGAACAGCCACGTCGAGAACATCGATATCTGGAATCTGCGCGGCAAGAGCGCGCCGATGGACAAGCTCGCGCCCAAGCTGATCCGCCGCGCCAGCAAGAAGCAGTACACGGCCATCATCATCGATCCGATCTACAAGATCATCACGGGCGACGAGAACAGCGCCGATCAGATGGCCGCCTTCTGCAATCAGTTTGACAAGGTGGCCACGGAGCTGGGCTGTGCCGTGATCTACTGCCATCATCATTCAAAGGGCGCACAGGGCGGCAAGAAGAGCCAGGACAGAGCCAGCGGATCCGGTGTATTCGCCCGCGATCCGGACGCGCTGTTGGACATGAGCGAGCTGCCGATGAGCGACGCCATGCGCACGGCACAGGCGAATGCGGCCACAGCTGAGATCTGCCTGAAGTGGCTGCGCAGGTTCAAGGCCAATTGGTCTGAGCTGGCCAGCCAGGACGACCAATGCAGCGCGACGAGGATGATGGAGATCTGCAGGGATCATCTGCCGGAGCGCAGCATGGCGATGATGGGCGGAGAGATCCAGGCGGCCAAGAACAGGATCGCCGCGCGCACGGCATGGCGCATTGAGCCGACGCTGCGCGAGTTCGCGACGTTCCCGGCGAGGAATCTGTTCTTCGAGTATCCCGTCCACGTGGACGATGTGGACGGGCAGCTGAAGGACGTGCAGGTGGAGACGCCGACATTCGGCGGCAACAGGGAGCGCCAGAAGACGCCTGAAGAAAGGAAGAAGGAGCGCCGGCAGAAGTTCGACACGGCCTATGAGGTCTGCGCAGCCAGCGGCGAGGTGACGGTGGCGGCCATGGCAGAATACATGGAATGCACCGACAAGACCGTTCGCAGGTACGCTGCAGGCCGGCGCGAGTACGTCATCGAAGACGGAATTATACACAAGGGACAGAGGGACAAAACCGAGTGATGTCCTAATGTCCATATAAGGACAAAACCGTGTCCGTCCTTCCTGTCCGTCATACAGGGACGCAGGGACAATTCCCGGTTTTGTCCCCAGGGACACAAGGGACAGGGACAGGTATCTCTCTACGAGAGATAGTACAGTGTCTGTCCCGGTGGGTCAGGTGGTACAGGAACAGAGGGCGTTAGGCTTCGCCCTCTGATCCCTGATCCCACGCCCCACTGACATGCGAATTTGACAGAAGAAAAGTGGATGGTGAAGATGATGCTACAATTTTTCCTGCCTATGGATCCGCCCAGGACGACTGCACAGCAGAAGCGCGTGGTCGTGGGCAAGGATGGCAGGCAGCGCCGCTATGAGTCGGACAGCCTCAAGGCCGCCCACGAGAAGCTCAAGGCCTATCTCGCTGTGCAGCGGCCGCAGAGGCCCATGCAGGGCGCGCTGCGCCTGACCGTCAAGTGGCTGTTCCTGGATCGCAGCAGCAGCCATCCGGACGCCTCGTACAAGATCACGAGGCCGGACACCGACAACCTGCAGAAGCTGCTCAAGGACGTTATGACCGAGTGCCGCTTCTGGAGCGATGACGCACAGGTGGCCAGCGAGATCTGCGAGAAGTTCTGGGTGCGCAAGCGGCCCGGCATCTACGTGGAGGTGTGCGAGCTTGGAGACGGTTGATCCTTGGGATGGCTTCACGCCCATGGCGGCAGACGACTATCCTGTGGCTGTTGAGGATCGCTGGCCTGCAGGCACGCTCAGACCCACAGCCATGCAGGCCTATGACCGCATCGCACGCGCAGGCGAGATCAGACCGGAAGGCGTGCACCGATATCGCTCAGGCGTGGTTGTTGTGATGTACGGCGCCAAGCTGCCCGATGCGTGGGTGCATGACCTGCTCAGACAGGCGGAGCGCACATGCGTAACCGAATAGGAACGGGGAGCTGCGGCATGCGTCGCGGCTCCTCTTTGCGTAGGCACACACGGTGCGGAAGGATGGCTACTGATTTAAGCGCATCAGATGAAGCGATCGGCGAGGGTGGCCTAATTGATCGGCGATGCGCGAAGACCCGGGGAGGGGTGCGCGCCTCCAGCTGCGACCGGACGCGAGGCGGCCGGCATGCGCGCGTGCTCAGATCGGGAGCGGGTGACACGGATAGTGACACGAGGTGCAAGAAACCCAGGCAGTGCTTGGATTGTGTGTGGGTAACTAGCCCAACCATGGTGTTTTTTGTTTGCTCTCCGGCCTTCGACGGCTTCGGCGGCTGGAAAAAAGTCAAAATCCTGGCGGCAAGAGGCGGGCGGGTATGCAGGTGTACCTCCTCCCGGGCGCGGTTACGGGGCGCTTTTTGGCCTCCCCCACCCGTAGGGTCTGCCCTCCCTGGGGTCTGATTCTGAGCGAGTTGCGCTCTATCTTGCATGGTTATCGCTCATAATTGATATTCAAACATAACAATATTGTGGTATAATTATTGGTGAGAAACCAGAGGGAAAGGGGAGGTGGTGTGCATGGCTTTTGAGGCGAAGCTGACGCCAGAAGAGAAGAACGAGATTTTCAAGAAATACGTACGCGCGACTGAGGAAGAGCAGTACCACTTCGCCAGGACGGAGAGCGAACTGCGGGGCGTATCGCGCAGCTGCATCCAGCGGATCATTCGCGACAAGAAGAGGCTGCGCAAGTACGTGGAGGATCGGCAGGTGCTGTTTGACATGCAGACGGCGCGACTGGCCGCCCACCTGGAAGACGCGGTAAACGTGCACCTGGACATCATCAAGGAGGCCGGCACTTATCCGCTTGCGTATAAAACGACGGCGCAGAACTCGGCGAACGCGCTGATGGATCGCATTGGCTTCAAGCCGAAGAAGGACGAGGACGCCGCGATGGTCATCACGTTTGCCGTGGATCCGCAGATGCCTAGCCGCAGCGAGGAAGAGGCGAAGAGCTGATGAACGTGCGGTTTGAGTATAGGCCGACGCCCAAGCAGGTGCTCTTTCACCAGAGCGACGCCGACGAGGTGCTCTACGGAGGAGCTGCCGGCGGCGGCAAGAGCTACTCGATCTGCTGGGACGCATTCATGCGCTGCAGTAAGTGGCCGGGGACGCACGCCTACATGTTTCGCCGGACGTACCCTGAGCTGGAAATGACGCTTGTAAAGACGATGCAGGCCATCGTGCCGGAAACGCTTGGAACGTATCGTGCTGGCATGCACGAGATGAAGCTGTTCAACGGCAGCGTGATTCATTTCTGCCACCTGAGCAATGAAGGCGAGGGTCTGCTCAAGTACCAAGGCGCTGAGATTCACTGGCTGTACTTCGACGAGCTGACGCACTTTACCAAGGCGATGTACGACTATCTGCGGACGCGACTGCGCGCGGAGAAGAAGCTGGGCATTGTGCCATGCGTGCGCAGCGCCAGCAACCCGGGCGGCCCGGGGCATGGCTGGGTGAAAGCGAGATTTGTCGACTCGACGGACTGCGGCAAGAAGCTGGCCGTGATCGACGTTAAGTCCGAAGTGCTGGGCCGGACGGTCAAGCGGCGCATTCAGTACATACCGGCGACGGCGACGGATAATCCGTACCTGACGCAGGACTACGTGCTGGAGCTGGAGCAGAAGCCAAAGGCACTGCGAGAGGCGCTGCTGTTGGGTAAGTGGGATGCGTTCGACGGTCAGGCATTCCCGGAGTTTACCAACGACAAAGAGCACTACGATTATTTAACATCGCAGCCAGATATGCACATTGTGCAAATGCCCAGTATTGCTAAATACGCCAAGGGGAAAAGCGTCGATCGTGTTGCTGCCAGAAGTGACGGCATGAATAATGCACGTGAATATCAGAGCGACGTAAGCACAGAAAGAAGGCTGTTTGTCGACAATAGATACAGCTCAATCCCTCTTCAGATCAACAAAGATACCTTGAATCACGGCATGATTGGATCTGAAGGTCGCTTGCATAGAAATGCTGCAATAGCTTCTATTGTGGGTGAAGTTGCCCAAAATGCGATTCCTGTTAATCGGCTTCTCCTTGATGAGCGTGATGCTGAATCTGGTGTAGTGGCCAAGTATCTATACATTGGATTGGCCGAGGATGCGGATTATTATTATCCAACGGCGATGGTTGTCAAGGCTTTTGATGAGGATCTTGGCGAGATTGTGAAGCTTCGTCAGTTTGAAGGCATTAAAAAGCGTTATGCGTACTCGCTGAATGCTGCTATGCAGCAAAAAAGCACCGTGTCGACTGGCTATGCCGCGACCGGTGCTCAACAGGGAAGCGGGTACGACGGTATGGCTGATAACAGCGCCACGTCTACCGCTTCCACCATTAGTATAGCAGATATGCTCAATCTTGTCAAAGAAGAATTCGGCGATGGACTGTCTGAAGATGTACTTTCCAGACTGGGAATGGAGCGCCCTACTGGGCAAAGCCCTTCTGGACGATCTTATACGTACAATCCGCAGTACAGCCTTCCTGGCGATGATGCGCTCGACGCCGAGATCAGCGCATGGCGCGCTGCGAACGAGGCTGAGATGGAGCGCGCGGCCACGCTGGACGGCGAAAGCCAGTTCGTAGCGACGGCACAGAAGTCTCCGGATGCGCCGGAATGGTGGAAACGCGAGATGCGTGAAAACCCGATGCTGAAGAACTACGCGACGGATACCAACGACGCGCAGCTGCAGCGCGCTGCCAGACGCATTGCGCTGAAAGGCTACAACGCCGAAGTGAAGCGCCTGCTTGAGACGGACACCTTTGACGCAGACGATACCGTGGAGGCCGGCGCGATCATGAACATCGCATTCGGCCAGGGCGATGTGAAGACGGCGCTGGACATGGCGCTCAAGTACCGCACGGACGGCACGGAACATTCGACGGCGATGCAGGCACGCAAGATGTTTGCCGGCATGACGCCCAGCGCGATCAAGGTCAAGGTGGCCGGCGAAACGGAAGCGGCGCTGATGGACTACGTGAACAGCCACCAGCCGCGCAAACGCCAGGTGAACAGAAAGGCCGAAAAGATTGACGAGATGATCCGCGGGCTGCAGGGCGGCGACGAGCTGCGCAGGCAGCTTGACAGCGGCGTGATTGACGTATCTGCGATCGACAGCCGCTGGGGCATCCCGATCAATGAGAAGCAGAAGAAGCTGATTGAAATCTACAAGCTCGGCAATGTGGCCAGACCGGGCATCCACTACAACAGGGCGACCACGAAGCAGCGCATGCTGGAAGCGATCCTCTGTACGCCGGATCCGGATGCGGACAGCGGCAACGGCCTGACGCTAACGCAGCGCCTTGAATGGATGGACGAAGGAAAGGCGGCCGTGGTGACGCAGGCGGATCTGAACTACATTGCGGATCAGATCGCCGAATACAGCACGCTGCCGGAGAGCGAGCGCGGAGAGCGCGCAGCGGATCTGGCGCTGGCCAGAGCGTATGAAGCCTTTGGCAACATCACGCCGGCCAGCCTGCACGAGAGGATGCGCACCTGGCGCTACACGAGCATGCTGCTGAGCCTGCCCAGCGCTGAGCGCAACGTGATCGGCAACACCGCGCAGAACCTGCTCAACGCCACTGCAGACGGCGTGGCCGTGGAGCTTGACCGTTTGGTCGGCCTGGTAACCGGCAATCGCACGAGGGCGCACCTGAGCCTCAAGGAGCGCGTCAACGGATGGTACGAATTCGCCAAGGCGACCAGAAACACGGGCCGCGACTTCTTTACGGACAAGGCCATCACGGGCCACGGTGAGGATCGCTACAACCTCAACCAGCGCGGCAGGGTATTCCAGACGCCGCTGTTTGAGACGATGCGCCTGATCGAGGGCTACCTGATGAGCGTGGGCGACCGGAACTTCTGGAAGAAAAAGTACGTCAACAGCCTGGCTGAGCAGTACCGCGTGGCCGAGCTGAACCACGTCAAGCTGGACTACGAGGCAGCAGCGGATCAGGCCGAGGCCGAGGCGAACTATGCGACGTTCAACGAAGACAGCGCGGTGCGGGATCTGTTCTCGCAGGCGAAGCGCATTCCGATTTTCGGCGACGTGGTCGACTTCGTGATGCCGTTTACCGGTGTGCCGACGAACATCACAAAGCGCATGTGGCAGTTCAGCCCAGGCGGGCTTACTTATACGGCGCTCAAGCACGGCATTAACGCAGCGCAGGGCAAGAACTTCGACCAACGAGCTTTCGTGGACGGCATGGCCAGAGGCCTGACCGGCACGACACTGTTTGTGATCGGCATGGAGCTGATGAAGAACGGCATGATTCACCTGGGCACGGGCGAGGAAGAGGACGAAAGGCTGCGGGATCTGCATATCGCACAGGGCGCACAGTACAGTCCATACATCCGCGTGGGCGATGAGAACGTCTCCCTGGCGGTTCTGGCTCCGTCCGTCTCTCCGATTATCATGGGTGCGACGGCGCACGAGATCTTCAAGGATGACGATGATGCGCTCAATGCGCTGACCAACGCCTGTCTGGCGGGCACGGATCAGATCTTCGACGCGAGCTACATGTCTGCGCTGCAGGACATCTTCAGCGGCTACGGCAGCCCGAGCGAGAACATTCTCTCCACGGCGCTCAACAGCGCGGTGAGCCAGAATGTGCCGAGCGTGCTCAGCCAGATGGCCACGGCGATGGATCCCTACGTGCGCGACACGAAGGACAAGAACTACATCATGCAGGCGCTCAAGAGCGGCCTGATCCAGAAGATCCCGGGCATGCGCGAGAAGCTGGAGCCCAAGACCGATATCACCGGACAGCCGGTTGTCAGCAAGGAAGGCTGGCGGAACTTCCTGGATCCGTTCACGACCACGAACGTGGCCAACGACGCCGCGCTGGACGAGCTGGAGAGACTGAGCCAGACGACGGGCAGCAGCTCTCACATTCCGGAGATGCTGATTGCCAAGACCGGCAAGGTACAGATCCTCGCGGAGATCGCCGACAACATCGGTATGGATCGAAGCGCAGACGAGCACAAGCTCGTGCTCACGGAAAAAGAGCGCAGCTATTACAACCAGATGTACGGGCAGCTCTGCTTTGATGGCGGCGACGGTGTCACGGGTATCAGGGATCTGATGGACAGCGCGGAATATCGCTATATGAGCGATAACGAACGCGCGGATGCGATTTCCAAGATCCGCGCGGCGGCCAAGCGCGTCGTGCAGAAGCAGATTTGCCGGGATCGAGGATGGGTTGTGTATTAAGGAGGGGATAAGATGCTGAATGCGAATTTTGACGCGCTGAACCGCAGTGCGGCTGTGATCGGCGCGTATCAGTACGACACAGGCCAGCGGTTGTATATGCATGGCTTGCCGTCTCCTGATGAAATGGCGGAAGCGGACGAGTTTCTCTCAGGAGAGATTGCGACGATACAGGTGCACTTTGGCATGCGCGGAGACAGCCAGACGGAGGCGCGCCTGGCGCAGTGGGATGAGGACAGGGGCTGCTGGATAACGGCAGTCCCCGACTCCTACCTGCAGACGGCAGAAGATGTGTACGCTTACGTTTATGTCAGCCACGGTCAGGATGAGGCTGGAAACGGCCGAACAAAGACGATGTATGAGCTGGTGTTCCGCCCGATCAGCCGGCCCGCACCCAATAACGTGGCGACGAATGAACAGTGGGAGGCATGGGCGCTTAAAAAGGAAGAAATCGATCTTGCTCTGGACGCACTCAACAGTGCGGCAAGTGGACTTGATGCAGCAGGATCTCTTGCTGAAAGCTCAATTCCGGAAGCTAACAAGGCGAAGATTGCTGCAAATGGAGCGGCAGCTGACGCCGAAGAGAGCTTGGCAAGGCTTAACGCCATTGAAAAGTTCTGGGATGGAATAACTGTGCAGAAGGTTGATTTGCCCGCAGAATCGTCTGCCTATGTCAAAATCAATGGAAACGTGCTGACCTATGGAATCCCGCAAGGGGCAAAGGGCGAAGCGGGCAATGCGGGAAATGCAGACTATACCGACATTTCGCTTTCCATGTCGGATGGGATTCTGACGATTACGCCCAAGGGCTGATAAGGAGAGAGAAGGATGGCAACAAACACATTTGATGCGCTGATGGCGGAAGTTAATCAGAAAATCGCAGAGGCGAGCGCGGCAACTTCAAATGCAAACGCAGCTGCAGCTGGCGTGAATGCCAAGGCATCAGCTGCGGAAGCTGCCGCAAAGGAAGCAAGCGAAGCTGCTGCCGAGGCTCAGGAGGCCGCTGATGAGGCCGCGCAGGAAGCGTTTGAGTGGGAAAACATCGAAATCCAGACCGAGACTGTTTCGTCTGATACTGCTGCTGATGTGAGTGTGACTGAATCTGACGGCAAGAAAAATATGTACTTCAAGATTCCGCGGGGCAAGGATGGCGCACAGGGTGAAGCCGGCGCCGATGGAGAAAGCGGCGTGTCCTTCCGCCTGTCTGGCACAAGCCTGTATATCACGACCGAATAAGGAGGCACAGGGATGGCGAGAAAGGTACCCAGTTATTCCTATTCCGGCGAATCGGAATCCTGGATGGAGGGCAGTACGTGGTACATCGCGCTGTACAGCGGCGGCAGTTTCAGGATGAACTACAGCAAGAGAAATGTGGACGTCTTTGTTTGCGGCGGAGGCGGCGGCGGAGCAGGTACATCGAATTACCACGGCGGCGGAGGCGGCGCAGGCGGCCACACAAACTTGAAAACCGGTGTGTCTATCTCTGCAGGATCTCATTCCGTCACAGTTGGCCGCGGCGGCAGCTCGTACACAGCAGGCGGCTCGACCAGCGCATTCGGCGTAAGCGCGAACGGCGGTGCAGGCGGACTGGGCAGAGAAGGCGCCACAAACGGTACGGGTGCCGGCGGAGACGGCGGCTGGTACAACGATGGCGGCAACCAAGGTGCGAACGGCACGGGCGGCGGACAGGGCACGCGCGGATTCAGCTCGGACAGCACCTATTACGGCGCAGGCGGCGGAGGCGGCGCGACGAAGTATGGCTTTTACGGCGGCAGCGGCGGATCAACGGGCGGCGGAGA